GGCGCAATCAGACGGTCAAACCAGAATACGGTTGTAAACCCCTGTTGCTCTTTATTTGGGTATGAGGCGTATTCTGTGCGGCTGATAGGCAAGATGATGCGGTCAATAGGGTCAGCATTGCCATTGTCGATCACCATATAGGCGTCCAACATAACAACAGTGTCTCCATCCACGTTATAAGTAGACTGGCCGGCAACCAGTGGGACGGTCACGAGGTCAACCGCCCATAGGTTAACCCCTCTGTTGCTCCAATTTGCCAGCATCAGGTTTGCTGCCATACGGGCAGCTTCCATATGCTCTTGAACAATGGCCGTATTTCTGATGCCAGCCAAATTGTAAGCAAAAAGGGTCAGCTCGCCCAGCGAAGGATTGTATGTATACGTTCCGCTGGTTGTCATTTCCCGACCTTACGTGCTGGCGTCATTCTTGATGTAGATGATCTGGAACTCGCCTGTTGCTGATGCTCCACCCGTAGAACATGCCGCACGCAACTCGATGTCCGTCTTCTCCGGTATCTTCAACGCCGTATCAAAGTTGTGGGCATATCCGCTGCCGCCAACTGTCTTGATGCTTGATTGAAGACGGAACACTCCGCCAATTTCACGGATAAACAACGCTCCCGTAAAGATAGTGTTGGCTGTGGTGCTACCAGACAAGATTGTATAGGCGCTCATGAAAGCGGTATACCCAGCCGGTACGGTCCAAATAGCCATTGCCGTCTGGTTGTAGCCAATCTCAATCTGAGCATAAACAACGGCAGGGACACCCGTTGTGACCGTACCAGTTCCGGCATAAATAATTCCCACTGCCGTTTCACCGGAGCCAGCAGTCAGAACATACATGCGGTAAATGCGGAGATAGCTTTTTGTCGTGTTTACAGCCGTTTGACCATTGAGCGAAACAATTTCGTTAATCTCATTGTAGCTGGCATCAAGGCCGCTGACATAAACCGTCCGGGCACCCGTGCCAGCCGCAGCGTCGTCAGCGCTACCGCTAGATATTTTAAGCACAGTAGCCGCAGCAAGGTAACTGTAAACACTGCTGGCGGTCCATATTGTCTCAAATGATGTTCCAACATCAATGTTGACGCCAAACTTGAACACTGTCTCGTGCCAAGTAATTTGCTCGCGAGCTACTTGAAGATCAAAGGGCTCATAACGACCCGATTGCGTGATTGAATAAGCAGTCGTTCCCATTACCAGCTCCTTTAATCTTTCTTTTGGCGCCCCGAAGGAGAAACATTCCACGATTTTCTAGCAGAACCCGTCTTCTTCTCAGCCATTGTCTCTTTTTCAGAGCGCGTCATGCTTTTTGCAGTAGCAGCAGGGCGGCAAGCCGGATACGGCCTTTTGCCTTTTTCACCCTCTATCCTACCACACTCTTTGCCAGTCTTCACATCGCGCCAGTCTTCAGCAAACCATTTGCCCAAGCCGCCACCAGATTCTTTATTGACCCGGTTGTCATCGCCAGACCATTTTCCGCCATGCTGCTTGTACCATTTTGAGGCAAAGGCATTGGCATACGCAGACGGGTAAACATCAAACTTGGTTCGCGCCGCAGCTTTTGCTCGGCCCCAAAGTTCAGCGTTTTGTGCTTTTGAAGCCATATTAACAATCCCACTTACGAAGCGCTTTGTTAATTCGACTGTCCGGGTCCGCAGCTTTTGCAGAACCCGTAAGTTTCCGTTTCATGCCAGTCATCCTAGCACAGAAGCTATCTTTGCGCGACCCGCCTTCAGGTTGAGGGCGCTTGATGTCTCGACCTTCTGCTCGTAAAGAAGCTCGACCTTTTTCGTTCAAGCCGCCGGATTCGCTTTTGCCTTCTTTACGTGTCCATGCGCCAGACATTGTGTTCTCCTAACAAAATGGGGGCACGATGGCCCCCACTCCGTGGTGCCGTCATTCAACAGATTAACCGTCGAAGCCGGGACGCATTGAGCCCTTGGCAGCCGTCGACATTACGCCGCCGCCAGACTTACGGGGCTTGCGGCCCGCGTTCATCTTAGCCATCTCGCCTTCAACCTTCATGGTTTTTCCGCCGTGCATGTAGCCCGATGACTTCATGGTTTCTCCACCCATCATCCGGCCTTTTGCTTTCATGGTCTTTCCACCACGCTTAAAGCCTTCGGCCTTGTTCTTGGCTTCCGACGCAACATTGGAGTTCCCACCAGAGTAGAAATCACCACCCAGCGTTTGATTGGCCTTGACGCCCTTCTGAACTTTACCCTTCATGACACTTCTCCTAAAGTTTTGATTACGTCAGGTCACGAGCCTGAACATAGGTGACGGTGAGGATACCGACACCAGTGCCGGTGTTGGTTGAAAGCACAAAGATTTGAACGTCAGACGCGCCGACATCTTTCCAAACGAGCGACCGGGGCGAGCTGTCGCCCGGAACAATTGCCTTAATGCCCAGAGTTGTGCTGAGATCATTGTCCGCAGCCACCGCAATCTGAGTTGCCGTTGCATTGGTGCCGACATTGACCGTCGTAGCAGCTCCACTCCAAGCAGTGGTTTTAAGCACTGAAGCGGAGAGGATTTGGCTACCAGCCGGGATGACAATGTTTGTCTTGTAAAGACCGGGAGACGCTACGTTCGTTGCTTGGTCAACCGCAGCGGACTGCGACATGACGACGAACCCAACATTGGCAATTGTGCCAACAGTGGTGCCAGTCGTGTTAAGGACGTTACCCGCCTTAACTGGACCCGTAAAAGTGGTTGTTCCCATAGGAACCTCCTGCACGTTACGATCACATTGTCTGTGCAAAGTCCGCTAGGCCGGTCAATGTGATCTATGAGCCTAGATAAAAGGCGGGAGCAAAGCCCCCGCCCAGTTTATTACGACGGGAACGATCCGAAGATCGAACGCCAGTTGTAGTAACCGAACGAATAACGCTCGTAACCCTTAACCAGCAGATTGTCCGTAACGAAGTCTACCTGCATATCGCTTTCAAACTTAACGCGCTCCATGTAAGAGAGGCCGTCAATGTTCGTAAGCAGGAACCACGTAGACGAGGACGTCAAGAAGTCCGAAACCATGTAAGACTCAGGCAAGCCGCCCGAGGTCATCATGATCGCATTGACGTCGTTGTCGGCAGTGCCCGGACGCAGTTCGGTCTTCGTCAGACGGATTGCAACCGGCTCAAGGGCAGTCGGCACGATGAGCTTGCGCGCACGCGCGAAGACCTTCAGGCCAGCCTGATCCTTGAAGTTGGTACGAACGGAGATCATCGCGTTAAGCAATGTGCTTTCGTTCAACTCACCAGTTGCAAGGTTTGACACCGTGGAGCCGTCGATAGGGTGAGAGGCCGACACAAGTGCTACGCCGTCACCACCGACAGACCCATTGTACGTCGTTGCAGTGTTTAGCACGTTCGCGCCGTAGATTTCCTTGGTCTGCTGGAAAGACTCGATCAGACCGAGGTTTGAGGGCATGAACTGCGTCTTATAGAGGTTGTCGTCAATCGCCTTGCGGGTGATTGCGTAACCGAGAGCAATTTCCGTATGCTCCTGATTGTAGACGTAACGCTCACCAGCGTTGTTGTCGAAAGCGGTCTGGCCGCCTTCAGTCTTGAGCTGAGCGAGGCCGAGGAAGCGCATTTCTGCCGTGCGCTCCAGAGCCATCTTTGACTCATGCTTGGTGAACATCTTGTCGTACTGGCTTGGAATTTGCTCGTACTTGCCTTCAACACCACGGAGACCGGGGAGGAGAAGGTCTTTAATTGCTGAGAGATTGACAGCCATTTACCTTACTCCTGTTAGATGCCGGTTTGATTCTTCGTGGTCACGTTATTGAACCCCACGATAACATAGTTGTAAGCGCCAGCTTCCGTGCCAGCCGAACCCGGAGGCTCAGTGACAAGTCCGACAACGCGGAACGGGAGCGTGTTGGTTGTAGCCGCCGTGGTAACATCCAAAAGGGCAGCAGAGATGCCGTTTGCGGTGTTTCCAGAGCCAATGCTATAGCCAGCGTTGAGGTTAACGGTTGACTGCGTAGCGCCCGTGCCTCCCGTCTGAACCAAGAATCTAGCGTTCGGGTCATTGATAATGTAGCCGTAGACATCTTCTGACGATGCGACATCAGAGCCGGGCCAATAGTTGGACCAAACGGTGCGCTTCTGCGAAACCGAAAGGTATTTGCAGCCAATAAAGATGCCAGCAATACCCGCAGCCGCAGTTGTGCCGTCGCCCTGAACAACGAGGCCATTGGCGTCGGGTTCTACAGGGTCGCCGTTAAAGATGTTTGTAGCGTTGTAAGCGATCAGGACTTCAACCTGCTCATACGTCGGAGCAGAACCATTACCGCTGTATTGACGAAAACCGAAAGGCGCACTTGTATTCGCCATGACGGAAACTCCTTCTTACAGGAGGTTCATCATCGCGCACCGGGGCGACTAAGAACCGGAAAAGTTTTACCTCCTCACCGAGGGAGGCATTAGACCCCATACGGGGCCTTGTTTGCAAAATACCACTTTTTACTTAGAAATGTAAAGGGCCACCCGAAAGTGGCCCCAAACACCAAAATGAGTCTAGTCTTTTGGAACGGGTATTGCCTCGTAAGACTTCTTAATCTGCGGGCGAGCCTGAGCATGGTCACGGGTAAGCGTGCCATCTGGCGTGCCAGCAATCTGGGCTTCCTTATCCCGAACCTGCTTGCGGGCAAGGTAATCGTGGCGGCGGCGGGCTTCCTCAACCACCTCCGAAGGACGCTCCATCAAGATCATACCATCACGCTCAATGGTATTTCCGGCCCAACCCGCCGGCATCATAGCCAGATGCTTGTTGTCGCGGTTCAACGGGACGGGCTCCCAACCAGAGCGAGCCAATTCGACCATGTGGCTTGGGTCTTCTGCCCCAAGGAGCAGCCGGCGCTTCCACTCATAAGCCCACCCCTCTGGGATCATGTCAGCATCGACGTAAAACTTGTCGCCGCCTTCATTAACATGCTCTAACTGGCCACTTAGTTCAGCCGTCCTGCGCTTAGCGCGCTCAATAGAGCTTTCTTCCCTCATGTCAGACCTCATTTCGACTCTAGGGACAGAGTTTTCAACAACTTGGGTCTCCGAATCATCTTCTTTTGGACGACGACCGCGACGACGAGGGCCTTCACTAATCATATTTTCCATTTTCAACTCCTATCAGTTCATTTTGCCTTCGCGCTGAAGCGCAAGTTTATGTTTTGCGTACTCTTGATCGGTCATCCCAAACATTTTGGCCGTCTCAGCCTCCGCAGAACTCAATCTGACCGTGTTTCCACGCTGAGATGAGCTACGGTTGACCGGAGCAGCAGGGGGAGCAGCCCGAGGAGCAGGTTTAGCCGCACTAGACATGGGTGAATCCGTGTTTGCAGCGGTTTCCTGCTGAGGTTGGCGTCGGGCCTTGAGTGTGTCTTCAACATACTCAAAGTATTCGTCACTATCCGGGCGATAACCATCGGCTACAGCCAGATTGTGTGCTGCAATCATCTTCTGTTGCAGGCGAGAGTCAGTCACAAACTGCGGGTTCCTGCGAATCCATTCAGCCGAACGGTTTGACAGTCGGGATGCAAAGTCTTCAACCGGGTCAGCATAGGTCGGAACCTGCTGTTGACGCGGCCTAGCCTCCATCGCAGCCTTGCCGTTCTCCAACTGGAGCAGCTTGGCTGAGTTTGACCCCATAGACTCCTGAATTTCAGCCACGCGGTCGTAGTCACCGACCGACATAGCTTCCTTGTAGTGGCTTCTCAGGATGTCGTTCTCACGCCGAACGGTGTCTATAGCGTTCACAACAAGCTGGAAGTTGGTATCTTCCACCTCGGAGTACGCTTTATTGGCGTGTTGTGTGGCGTCACGAGCGCGAACTTCAGCTTCTTTGCGCGCCCTACGTTCGGTTTCCAAGTTTTGCTGAAGCTGTTTTAGTTGCGATTGGACATCATCGTCCTCACCACCACCGTCGCTGGCCCGGCTTACCGCAGGCTCAGACTCAACAACTACATCAACAGTCGGCTCTTCGGATTTCGTAGCTTCGTCATTTACATCCAATGACAATTGTTCATTGTTTCCAGCCATTTTTATCTCCTCACCATACTTCATCGGGAATTTGAGGCCGCATTTTGACTTGTGTATCAATCAAAATTCGGCAAAGGACGCCATGAACAGTGATGCTCCACCCGTCAGCCGGGCGAAAAACCAGCCAATCATGAAGATTAAACGTCTCACCCTTAAACCAACCTTCATCATTTGGTTCAAACGCGCTCGGCCCCATTTTGAGCAAAAGCCCAACCTTGGACTGAAATCGGTCCTCTTCTGTTGTTTGATTAGGCAACAGCAAACCGCTCTTCATTTTCTCAGGGCGAATGTAGACGCCCACCAGAATCTGGTTATTAAACAGTTCGATAGTTGACAAATCACCGATCTCTTCGATGAGTTTCTCCGCCGGATCGACATCATGGTCCATTAGCATATAAGGCATAACTACCCCCTCTGGTTATCGCCGCCGTTGACAACGGATTCGGCGTCTTCCACAAGCTCCAAGGCTCGCTGAAGTCCTACGATTATTCCAACTTGGTGTTTGTACGCGACAAAATCAAAGGATGTGTGAGCAGAGACTAGACTATCTTTAAGTCGCAGAATCTCAGCCTGTATTAGTTTTTCCACTTCATGCTGGAAAAACGCTTGGTATGTCAAAGCCATAACCGCCCCCCTTCTTGCGGTCCCCCACGATAAGTAGGGACGGAAATGCAGGGGGGCTACATTTCCGTCCCATATCCACGGCGCTGATGGCCGCCGTAGATTACCTGCGGCTCTGGATTTCAGACTTCTCCAGTCGGCCTAGACCCGAGCCTGAGCCAGCGTCCATGTCCTTGTACGACCTATAAACGCGACCACCCTTCTTAAAGGGAGGAGGTCCGCCCTGCGGCGGGCGCGGAGGCATCGGAGGCATACCCGGTGCGCCGCCCATCTGGGGAGGCATCGGAGGCATACCCGGCGGGAGCATCGGAGGATTACCCTGCGAAGGCATGGAAGGCATATTAGGCATGGGAGCCTGCATGTCCGCCGGAGCACCGCCCTTGCCGGGGCTGATGATGATGTTGATGTTGGTGCCCTTGTTCTTGCCGGCACGACCACCGCCCTTGCGAGCCATACGCCCGCCCGGAACAACACCCGGTACTTTACCGGGATACCCAGAGCCGCTGAACACGCCGCCGCCATCTTGACGCTTAGCGCGGGCTTCTGGCTTAACCATCTTCTTGATGAGAGCCTTGTCCATTGCCTCGTCAGTGTGCTTTGCCTTGCCGCCAGCTTTCAAACCAAGGTGCTTCTTCATGCCTGCGCTAGGCATGCTTGGGGCGAACGCCAGAAGCTCTTTAGGCACGCCACCAACCGCAGCCGAACCATCAAGCATAGCCTGCCCAGACGCGCGGGGATCGCCCATAGGCCCACCCATCTGCTTCTTAGCGCGACCGCCACGGGCCTTCTTCTTGTCGTCATCGTCGCCGCCAAGGCTGGCAAGCATAGCAATCGGGCTAAGCATCTTGAGCATACCGCCCAAGTTCTTCTTGGCGCGGCCACCCTTCTTCATCCCGCGCTCCAACCTCTCAACCTGATCGCGATCAAGAAGATCATACGGTTGAGGGCGTCCCATGCGCTCATTTGGAGGCGTTTCATAAATGTCATCGCGGCTGCGCGACGGGCGCGAACGGGCTTCCATCGCATCAATCTCAGCTTGAGGCGGGCGCTTCGGAGGCATTGGGATGTTGCCGCCCCCGCGCTGCTTGCCAGTGCGACCCTTCAGGAGCGCCTTAATCATGGCAGCTTCCTTGCCGCCAACCTTCCGGCCAGCACGACCGGATGGCGCCATCGAGGCATCTACAGCCGACTCATTATAGCTGGGACGACGGACGTTCTCGGGGCGCATAGTCCTCATGCCGGCACCAGCGCCTGTAGGCATAAGGTCATCACCCATCTCGCCGCCCATTTGCTTGCCGGTGCGGCCACCATGCTTCAGCGCG